GATCAAGGCAATCTTGATGTGAGTGGTACAGCTGCAGGCGTAACTGCTGCAGAGATCTTGGGAGGTCTTTCCTCTCTCGGTGAACTTGGAGCCGGTAATATCGTTATGGTTTGCTCTCCTGAGTTTATGCTCAAGCATCTCATGGCCTTAACTGAGGTTAAAACGCTTGATGTGTTTGGCCCTCAAGCGTCAATTGTGAACGGTCAGATCGCTTCTGTGTTTGGCGTGCCCGTGGTAATGAGCCGATTCATGAGTGCTGATCTACACACCAATGGTTTATTCACTGGTGCAGGCTCTCAAACTGGATATCTGCTCTTCAACACCTCATCATGGTATCTTTATGAGCGTCGAGGAATCGTCCTTGAGCAGCAGAAAGATATCTCAGCAGGTGCGATTCGCCTTGTTGCGACTTATCGCGCGGTGATGGGCTCTCCTGATCAAGCAGGAATCAAGAATGTTTATAACGGTTCAGATTACAATAGCTAATTAGGAGAATAATCATGCTCGTATCATTACCCATTGCTCAAGCAACTACAGGCGCAGAGGTTTTCTTTGTACCTGTTCCCTTCGCAACCCGCCTCAAGAGTATCAAACTTGTTGCAGGTCAAGCCCTCACTGCTGATGGAACAAATCATTTGACTGTTTCGATCCTTGCTGCTGATGGTGCAACCTCTCTTGCAAGTCGCACAACTGACTCAGGATCCTCAGGTACCTCTCTTGCAGCAGGCACTGTTGAGGATCTCAGCATTTCAAACTTTGATGTTTCAGGCCTTGCAGCTAACGAAGCATATAAAGTTTCAACTGCTGTTGGCGGTACTCTTGCAAATGCTGTTGATCTCATGCTCGTATTTGAGCTTGAAGCCGATCGCTCTTACTAATCCTTCAATCAAGGTGATTCTGTGAGTCTTGTTTCATTGTCCACTTTCAAAGAGTACCTTCCTGAGGTGCAAGGAACCGGATCTGATACTGAGTTGCAGAATCTCCTTGAACGGGTTGAGTCTGCTGTTGCCTCCTATATAGGTTTCCCAAAGCCTACTGCAGGAGGCACAACAGCAGGCCCATCCCTCGCTGATCAATCCTATACTTTATACATTGATGAGCCTGATTTTGATTTTCCTTTTATTTTAAGTTTACCTATCCGCCCCCTGATATCTGTGAGCTCATGGCACTCAGATATCGATCGGGTTTATGGTTCTGATTCCTTGGTTGATTCCTCGGAATATGAACTTGATACGACTCTTGGGAGGATTGTTCTCAAAGAGTCTGCAACAACAACAATTGAGCGGGGATATCGTGCAAATCAAGTTGTTTGCACAGCAGGATTCACAACAGCCCCTGCTGATCTTGAGCATGCTGTTTGTGCATATGCAGCCCACCTCAACAGGGCCAAACAGACTCAAGGCAAGCAAAGCACAACTCAAAGAGATGTGACTGTGAATCTTTCACCCCGCACAATGCCGCCTGAAGTTAAAGAGATCCTTTTCAATTATCGCACCTTCAGGAGAATCCTGTGAGTATCACTGTATTGCAGTTTGAGAAGATACTTGATGAGGCAGAAGGGCGGCTCATCCAAAATATCAGAGCCTCATTGATAAAGAATGCGCTCAAGATGGAAGCCCTTGCAAAGAGAAATGCAACCTCATTCCCAAGGGTGCAAACAGGCCGCTTGAGAAACTCAATCATTGGCTCTGTTATCCAATTTCAAGATGATGAATTCCTCATCCTGAGAGCAGGGGGGCAGGAAAGAGGAACACCCTCAAGCCCCTTCTCAACTTCTGCTGATGTTGTTTATGCAGCTGTTCAAGAGTTTGGAGGCGGGCCCAATAGAATCAAGCCCAAATTCTACCTCAGAAGGGCAAGAGATAAAAGATTGCCCCGTGTAAAATGGGGAATCACAAGAGCAATGAATCTTGCACTTGAAGGAAAGGATCTGAGATGAGTTCTCCAATAGTGCAGATTGAGAATGCAATCAGAGATATCATTGCGGTTGATTATGCCTCAGGCTACTCAGGCGTTGATCTCACAGGTCGGGTGATTGTTGGAGAGGTTCCTGATCCTCCTATGATTCCCTTTGCTACTGTGCAATTCATTGATTTTATTGAGGAACATGGGCAAGTTTTGGGAAGATATCAGGGTGATGTTGAATACAATATTGCGGCCTTTTGCGGGGGCTCATCTGATACTGTGAGTTCAAGAAGGGCACAGGCGATCAATCTTGCCTCAGATATCATCAAGGCCATAACCGCAAATAGGCTTTTGGGTTTCACAACAGGGATTGTTGATGATGTGAGATGCTCATTTCTTGCACGGGATGGGGACAAACTCGGAATCCCTAATTGTGGAATCGCATATATTAGAATATTAGTAACAAGACAAACTGATCGGGGTGATTGATGGGAACTTGGGCCAATAGTGCATATAAATATCGAATCCCGATCTCTGTTCCTGTCTTTGTTGGAGGCGGAGGCGGTGCAACTAATATTGATATTCAGTTGCAAATCCCTCCTGATTGGGATCTATTTTGGACCTCAATAAGATCTGATTTTTTTGATATTAAGGTTTTTACGGCAAATGGTGAATCCTCAATCAACTATCAACGGCAATCAGGAGCCTCATTCTCAGGCCGTCAATTGGTGCTTGAGATTGAGCAGGCTGCAATTGATGATCAATCAAGCACCTCTTTGTTTTGGCTGTACTTTGGAGATCCGGATCAAAGCACAGATCCGACAACTGCATTCACTGTTTCAAGCCCAAAAACGGGCTATGTGTGGATCGGGCGTCCTGTGAATGTGGTTAAGAATGTGATTGCTCAGGCGGGGCGGACTGTGCCTGAGGTCACATTCACAAAAGAGGTTGATGCAGCTTATGATATTTGGTTTGATCTGAGGCCCCTCTTTGCAGCCTATATCGATCCGTACAACAATCGACTCTCTTTCGAAACAATCAAGAGAGTTGAGCCCAAAAGCCTTGATTCATCAGGCACTGATTCAGATGCCCGATATGCTCAGGATGATATGTATTTTATAGCAGGATACGCCAATATCAGAATCAAGGGCGGGAGCTCAGGCACAGATTATTCTGTTGGGCTCAATATCCACACAACCAACGCACAAGTTTTCACCGTTAGAGCCTTACTCAAGGTTCAAAACCTTTTGCCTGTCTAAGGAGATAAATCATGCCAGTACAATTCGGAAGATCCGCTTTTATATCTGTATCAGAAGAAACAACCTATGGAACAGAATCAGGGGGCTCATATACAGATATGAGGCTCATCTCCTCAACCCTGCAAAAGACGATCGAAAGAGCCCGCAAAACGCACCTGAATCATGGGACTGCAGGATTTGTCCGCTCAACCTTTGATGGATTTAATATCACAGGCGGCAACATCACGGGCCCATTCCATTATGCAGGCAATGGGGATCTGATGAAAGCAGCCCTTGGAGATCAAAGCACCTCAGCAGGCCCTGCTCCTTACACTCATTCATTCTTTCCTGCAGCAAGCCCCCCATCTTTAACTATTCGCTTTTATCGGGGCTCTGCTGCTTCAGGGAATCCATCACTTGAAACTTTCAAGGGGTGCATGATCAGCACTTTCACACTTGCCTGCAATGCAGGAGAGGAAGCAACATTCTCTGCTGAGATCATTGCTCAGGATTCAGCTGCAAGAGCAGGCTCCTCAACAAGTCCCTCATTCCCTGCATCTGCTGAGAGCATGCTGCATCATCAGGGCGGATCAATCACTTACAACTCAAACACAATCAAGATCCGATCCTTTGAATTGGTGATTGATAACAAACTTGAGCGCAGAAACTTTTTAGGGCAGCAAATCACAGAGCAGCCCACTCTCTCAGATGTGAGAGAGGTTCGATTGACTGTCACTGCAGATCTTGAGGACAATAACTTTTATAATGATGCAATCACAACTCCAAGTGCAGTTGAGAGCAATCTCACAATGACATTTACAGGCGGCACATCTCCCAATCAGATTGATATCACCCTATTCAATGCAGTGCTTGAGGAGTACTCTGATAATGTGACAGGCTTTGGGCGCATTGAGCGATCAATGACTTTCCTTGCAACGGTCAATGGATCAGATGAGGCTCTCAAAGTTGATATCATCAATGGAAATGCCTCGTACGCTTAAATCATAATCAATCAAAGGAGCAAAGATGATTGATGTAATTAAAAAGCTTGCAGATGCTGCAAGATGGGAGCTTGAGATCTTCTCAGGAGCCCTCAAGATTCAAGGGAGAATCCTGAGTCCTGTTGAGGCTCAAGCAGCAGGGATTGCAAGCCGATCCTTGATGGGGAAAATGCTTGAGATTATCAAAGGGCAGGAAGAGGAAAGCCAAGAGCAACAGGATGAGCAGGAGGCGTTGCTCTCAAAGATTGCCTCTCTCACTCCTGAGGATGTGCTCAATTTTGGGAACATGCAAGATCGGGTTTTGTGTCAAGTTGTGGACAAGGCCTCTCAAGATGGGGAGAATTGGGAAAAGTTGACTCTGGTGCATCATGAAAAGCAACAGAACCCCGCCCGCAATGCCCTTTGGGTTGGCATGATTCCCCAAGAGGATAAGAACAAGATATTTGAGAGAGCAATGCAGGGCCTCAAGGGAGGAGAGATTGCTCTCAACTCCTTTCCAAAATGACCCCGATTTTATCAATATCATTGATATTATCTCAAGAACTTATTCAAGACTCCCTTCTGAGGTTATGACTCTCTCATGGCCTGAGCTCATGATCTGTTTAAGGTGCATTATTGCACGGGGCGAAAGAGCAAGGCAAGCAATGAGAACCAAGGGGAAAAATGATATGATATTTCCAACGGTATCAATTGCAGATTTGATTGATATTATTTGAGGTGATCCTGTGGCAACTACTGTTGATTATGTGTTGAAAGTAACAAGTAAAGGGGCACAGGACTCCCTCAAAGGCGCAGCAGGAGCAGCAAAAGGACTCAATGCAGGTTTGATTGCAACAGCAGGCTCTGCAGCTGCAGTTGTCACAGCAATGGGGACTCTTGCCTCAGGCGTGATTGCTGTTGCAGAGGCTTTCGTTGCAGGTGCAAAAGCTGTTGTTGAGTTTGCTCAGGAGAGTGCAGATCTTGTCAATGATATAAACGATCTATCAAACAGATCAGCGATTGCAACGGATTCAATCAAGGGCCTGCAATTTGCTTTGAGAGCATCAGGACAGGATGCAGGGCAAGCAACTCAGATCCTCTCAAGATTCCCTGCTGTATTATCTCAAGCTCAAGTTGAGGGCTCAAGGACAGCAGAAGCATTTGAGGCACTTGGGATTCAATTGAGAGATGCTCAGGGCAACCTGAGGAGCGCAAATGATATTTTCATTGAAACAACAACAAGCCTCCAAGATATAGAGAATCAAACTGAAAGAGCAACAAAGGCCGTTGATATTTTTGGGAGATCAGGAGCGCAACTTTTGCAGGCTTTGGGGCAGACTCAGGGCCTCAAGGAGTTTGTTGATCTTGCTGATAAATTTGGAGTAAGAACAGGCCCAAAAGCATCTGATGCAGCTGCTGATTTTCAGGCCACAATTGCCGCCCTTGATACTGCTCTTGATGGTTTGCAATCAACATTCATTGAGGCCTTTGGACAAGATATCACAAGGCTGCTCTTGGATTTTGCAGAGCAGATTGCATTTGTTCAGAGAGTGCTTGTCATCTTCTCAGAGGATGCAACAAGAGCATTCTCAACTGTGATTGAGGTGCTTAAATTCTTCTTTGATCTTGGCTTGACAGCAGTCAAGAGTTTTGGGATTGGCCTTGCATCTCAGATCCCAATAATCGGGGGTTTTGCTCAGGCGGCTCTTGAGCTTGCAGATGGTTTTGATCTCTTTGATGCAGCCCTTGGGAAACTTGCAGAGAACACAATCCCCAATTTCTCAGATCGCCTTGCAGAAGCAAAGGCAGATGCTGCAGAGTTTCGATCTATTGTTGAGGGATTGACAGCAGGCGGATTCACAGCCCCGACTCTTGGAGGAGCAGGCGCAGGAGGAGCAGGAGCAGGCGCAGCAGGAGGAGCAGGCGCAGGGCTCTCAAAGTCGGTTGAGCTCATTCCTCTTGCAATCTCTGATGGATTTAGAGCGGGATCAATGACCCTCTTTGAAACACTAAGCCCGCTTGAAGAGGCACTCATTAAGGTGCAAAATGGAATCCTTGCAGCAGGAAAATTTATCAAGGATATTGGGGGTGCAATCACCTCCCCAAATAGCTTTGTGAATGCAATTGCAGGAGCAGCAGGGCCGATCGGTGATGCGATCGGGGGTGCTCTTGGCACGCTTGCAAAATTGGGAGAGAGAACGCCTGAGGAGATTGAGGCTCAATTTATGGCCTTTGCAGATGCTGTTGCAAAGGGCCTTGAGAATCTTCCAGCAATCCTCATCAGGATTCTGCCTCGATTTGTGATTGCATTGATCAGAGGGATTGGCCTAGCCCTTTTGAAATTACCTGAATTGATTGGAGATGCGCTCAAAGATGTTTTTGGGGGGATTTGGGAGAGCATCAAAGAGTTTTTCCGATCGATATTTACGCAAGAAGGCAGAAGAGAAAGAAGGCGGGAAAGAGATGGAGAGCCCTCTCAAGCTGCAAGATTCCTCAATTCATTGCTCACAGGTCAATCCATGATGGGAGGCGGTAGAATGCTCACTGCTCAATCAGGAGTGAGATTCACAGGCGCAAAGCAGGGCCTCGCTCTATTGCATCAAGGGGAAACAGTTATTCCGGCCTCAGGGCGCACAGGTCAAGCAGAGCAGAGATCAATGGGCTCAATGGGAGGCAGTCCAATCAATATTGTGATCAATTCTGCTGTTGTTGAGAATCGTGCTATTGATGAGCTTGTGAGAAAACTTGAGAGCAGATTCTCAACATTTGGAGCAGGCAAGAGCTCCCTCTTTGGACGGTGAACAATGGGAAATGCACGCTTTTATTATTATCCAAAACCCTCAACAATCTCCTATCTTGAGCAGATTGATCTTGAGGAAAGCCTTGCAGAGTTATTCTCTGATTATGAGATTGATGCTCAAGATGGGGTTTCATATACAGGCAGAAGATTCAGAACCGTTGGGAAGATCCTTGAGAATGTAAGAATCCAAAGGGACAGAATGAAAGGCTCTGAGGATCTTGCTGCTGAGCTCATGAGCATGCAATCTCATCTTGATCGGGGCTTTCCTGTTTCGTTCTCTGCTGATTCTGCTAAATCTTGGGCCGCTTATCTCTCACAACCTGCAAGAGCAGGAGATCTCACTATCACAGTATCAAGCAATCAGATGAGGGCAATTGTGGGCTCAAATATTGTTGCTGCCGGTGATTATGTGATGATTGAGAGCCCCAATCCTGCAATGAGATATCAAATGCTCAAGGTGCAATCAATAACTGCAACGGCCTCAACCTCAGGCACAATCACATTCACGACTCCGATCCTATTTGATTTTGAGGCGGGGGCTGCTGCTGTTAGATATTATCGGTTTTGGCCTGCTCTCAAGCGCCCTCAAAACAACTTGGGGAGCAACATGATCACAAATGAGAGAGGCTTCCTCTTTTCATTGGATGTGACTCTTGTGCCTGATTATGAGGAGTATTTTGAGCTCATTACCCCGATTGAGGGAGATCCTGCTGCTGATTCAGATTTGCCTGATGCATATGCTGATGATAGTGCCGATTCGCCCCTTGCTCAGGGCGGCTTGCTTGATCCTGCTGATCCAACAACAAATATCACAGATGGAACAAACCTCATCACAGAACCTGAGATCGGGCCCAAGATTGCAGGGCGGATCTGATGAGTTGGAGTTCCGATTTTATCAGGCAACTGCAGAAGGCGGATTCTCTCACGCTCAGATTCAGATTGCATTTCCTCCCATCTGCTCACGGGGCGGGATCTGAGTACATCATTGATAACTCAAGCAAATACATTCAGATTGAGGGCTCCAATATTCGCATCAATGGAACCTCAGTGCAGCCTCAATCATTCAGTGCTACCTTTGGGCAGTTTTCGATCGGCATCGTTGGGGATTATAGATATGTGAATGAGAAGATCGCAAAGGGTCAATTTGCAGTTCTTTATGCAGGTTTTGAAGGCTATAGTCCTTCACAGTATCAAAGGCTTATTTGGGGCAATCTTGAGGGCGTGAGGAAACTGAGTTTTGAGCGTTTTGAATTTGTCTTTGGGGATGCGCTCATGAGCCTCAACACAAGACAAGATAAGAGGGTTGATCCCTCTCTCATTCTTGGGGGGCGCAATGTTTCAAGGAGTGCCTTCTTTTATACGATCGGACAAAGCACGACTCTCACTGCTAATTTCAACACAAATTCTGATACTCAGCTAAATCTCACAGATATCACATTTTTTGAAAAGAGCACGCTTGAAAACGGGCTCATCCTCATTGATGATACTGCTCACGGGACTCCTTTCTTTGCTCAATGGACAAGCAAAACAACAACAAGTGCGCCTGCAGGATATCTCACACTTACTCCAACAGGGCCCCTCACTCCCTCATATCCGACTCAAACATCTGTTTCACTGCCTGCAACCATACATTCAGCAACAACACGAGTCTATAATGCAGCACAAATCTCAGATTTTCCTCCTCATATTATTTTCAGATTGTTGGAGCAGGCGGGGAGTCCTGCTCTCCCTGCCTCTTGGAGAGTCGGGGGCGATCTTGGGGTTGATATTTATGATTATTCAGATGCAGATGCACAAAAGGCCTATATCAAAAGCAATCTTGGCGGCACTTACTCTTGGCATTTGGCATTCTCACAGCCTCAAACTGAGCTCTT